ATGCTATTAATCCAAGAATGTATTAATTATGTTTACTGGCAGGTTTATAAAGAAAAACGGCAAACTGGTATTTAATAGTCCACAAGATAGATTATCATATGAGATATTTGTTGACAAAATTAAAGAAGGTCAGGTCGTAGAGATGTATATAGATCTTGTAGGAGCAGATCATAGTAAAGCACAACTTGCAAAAGTACATGCTTGTATTAGAGAAATAGCAAAAGAATCAGGATATACTTTTGATGAAGTAAAAGTAATAGTTAAAGATGCATCAGGTTTAACTGGTAAATCATTTGCTGATTGCAGTAGAGATGATTTGATGCTTGCAATAGAATCTTGTGTGCAAATAGGAAGAGAGCAATTTAATTTGAATCTAGGGTAGGTTCTACATAACCTTCATCCCCTGGTTCTAGAATTTCTTTTTCAATATAAAGATTTCCATCAGTTGCTTTTTTTTCTATTTCAGCAAGAAGAAGAATAATAGTATAAAAAGCTCTTTGAAGATCATCAAGGTCTTCGTATTTTTGAGTCATTATTGACTTAAAGTACTCTTCTCCTTTTTCTACAACATTCATTTGTTGCAATATTGTGAAAGAAGCAGCTTTAGCCATTAAGTAATAACTTTTGTTGACTTTGATGTCTAAAATTGCATCGTCTTTTAATTCTTTTGCTTTTATCATGATTTTAATTTTGTATCAAAAATAAGAAAAAATGAAAATAGAACCTGAAATTGAAGAAATTAAACAAAAATTGTTTGATAAACTTGAACCTAGTGGTTGGGGTAGGATTTTTAAATCTTTTATATTTAGTTCTGAGTTTACCGACATTTTAAATAAACTTTATAAATTAAGTGTGGAAGGTAAAAGATTTACTCCACCATTAAAACAAGTATTTAGAGCATTTGAAGAATGCCCATATGACAAATTACAAGTTGTAATGATTGGTCAAGATCCTTATCCACAGTTGGGAGTTGCCGATGGTATTGCTTTTAGTTGTAGTAATTCTAAGAAAGAACAACCTTCTTTAAGATTTATTCTAGATGAAGCCCAGAAAATGTATCCTTTCTATGATAGACCTCTGGACTTAGCTAGATGGTCTAATCAAGGTGTATTAATGCTAAACACAGCTCTTACAGTTGAGGTAGATAAAATTGGTAGCCATTATGATATATGGAAACCATTTACTGCTTATCTATTGGATTGGTTAAATAATTATAATACAGGATTAGTATATGTGTACATGGGTAAAAAAGCTGAAGAATGGTCTGAACTTACTGGGGATAATAACCATAAGTTTTTTGTTAAACATCCTGCTTCTGCTGCTTATAATGGCTCTAAATGGGATAGTAATGATATATTTACTAAGATACATCATCTAGTAAAAGAATCTAGTGGTAATACAATACATTGGTAGTATGGAAGATATATTTCTAAAATTAGTTAGGGAGAATATAACTCCAAATAGTTATTACATATTACACTGTATAAAAAATGGTATAATTCCTTGTTCTTTTGTAAATAAAGATTTAGAAATTAGAAGATTAATTTCTGAAAATTGGTTGAATGAAGACTTGGTATTAACAGATAAAAGCATTATCTTTACTACGGAGATTGACGGATATTTTAAGAAGTCAAAGAAGAAAACATCTAAAGATTTAATGGGTCATAATTTTATGCAAAATATAGAGGCATATGTAACTATATTTCCTAATAAGAAACTATCTTCTGGAAAATATGCAAGAGTGCCTGCTAAGAATCTTGAGAATGCATTTAGATGGTTCTTTGAAATGTATGATTATAGTTGGGAAACTATATTTGCAGCAACACAAAAATATGTCTTAGAATATGAATCTAAAAACTATGAATACATGAGAACTGCTCAATACTTTTTGAGAAAGCAAAATGTAGACAAAAGTTGGGATTCAGATTTAGCAACGTACTGTGAATTCTTAAAAGATAATCCAGATGATGACGTAGTTTTGTTTCCTGATCTTATTGTATAATTAAAAGTAAAAATCTATGGGGAAGTTATTTGATGGTGCACGACCATTACTACCAGTTAGTGAAAGAGATGGTCTTGAAAAAGGTTTAATTAAAATGAAGGCAAGAAGAGAAGGTAAGATACCATCTCTTATTAGTGCTTGGCCAAAATTTAATGATGCTTTTTGTGATGGTCTAGAATGGAAAACAATTACAGTAATTGGTGCAAGACCTGGAATAGGTAAGACCCTTTTTGCGGAACAGCTGGTTTCTGACATCATTGAAAAAAATCCAGATCAAGACTTTAGAGTTTTAAAGTTTCAAATGGAAATGGTGGATGAAACAAGTGCCATAAGAAGATTTGGTATGATTACAGGTGCTGATTATAACACATTAATGAGTAAGGGTGGTAAACTTGTGGACAGAAAGATATTTGAAAAATGTGTTGAATATTATCATGAAAGTGCTGGTAGTGATTTAGTAAATGTAGTTTATGATACTTGTACTGTGAAAGAGATGTGTGCTACAATTCATCATGAATTTGAAAAGTACAAAAGAGAAGATGGGAAATACAGAAACATGCTTGTTACTATAGATCACTCAGCATTATTTAAGAATGATACTGGACAAAAGGACAAATTTGAAATGTTAGGTGCTCTTGGTGAAGCATTAACTTATATGAAGAAAAACTATCCTGTAGCTTTTGTAATTCTAAGTCAATTAAATAGAAATATAGATGATACTAAAAGACAGGTAGAAGGTACATATGGAAATTATGTTCTTGATTCTGATATTTATGGTTCTGATGCATTATTACAACATGCTGATGTAGTAATTGGTATTAATAAACCTGCTACAAGAAAAATAAATAAATATGGTCCAGAAAAGTTTTTGATTGAAGATCCTGAAACATTGGTTTTCCATTTCTTAAAATCTAGAAATGGTCTTACAAGAATTAGTTTCTTTAAACTAGACAGAACTATTATGAGAATAGTAGAGATGCAATCTCCAGCCAGAGAAGTTGCACAGAAAATCCAAGTAAATTAATTAATATGAATAACAACAATCTAAGAAAAGAAAAAGAGAGGGAATTCTATATGGATCATATGAATACCTTCAAAGCAATTGGACTTGCTGATCCGTTCTTTACAATCAAAACTGCTTTTTATAAAAAGGGTAAGTTTGGTAGACAATCACAATTTTTTGAGTGGGAATTAAAGAAAGGTGAAGATATCTATATTGAGTTTTACGAAAACACATATGACAATGATGGTAGAAGTACTGGAATAGAACCTATGTTAGCAGAACGTCAATTGTTTAAACTAAAGTATAATCCATATTTTCATGAAGAATATGATGTTACTGAGACAGTTGATCCAGACGGTAAAATTGATAGAAAATACCTTATACCTGTAAATGAAATGGTAGCAGTTCTTTCTAATGGGCAAGAAATTAGTTATGCTCTTTATGAGAAAAGAAAAGAAGAAGCAGCTTTAGAAATTCCACAGCTACAAAGTACACTAAGTATCTTTCCTGATTTTGAAGAGGAGTTTGCTCCTAAAACTAATGAAACAAGTAATGAAGTATCTGAAATCTTATTGGAAATTGCAGAGAACTTTAAAAAACTTGCAACAGCTTTAAAAGGTAAATAATATGAGTATAGTACTTCCAACTAAAAAAGTCAAAGCAGAAAGAGTAAATCCAAAAAGAATTGTGATTTATTCAAAGCCAAAGACTGGTAAAACAACTGCATATGCAGGATTAGAAGACAATCTGATTATTGATTTAGAAAATGGTGCTGATTATGTAGAAGCTCTTAAAGTAAAAGTAAGTAGTTTACAAGAGTTATTGGATACTGGTAAAGCAATTAAAGCAGCTGGTAATCCATATAAGTATATTACTATTGATACTGTTACTGCATTAGAAGATATGATTATGCCGTTAGCAATAAAGTTGTACAGACAAACTCCAATGGGTAAAAACTATGATGGTGACAATGTAACAACTTTACCAAATGGTGCTGGATATTTATATATTCGGCAAGCATTCTTTCAAGTTTTAGATTTTATTGATACCTTAGCTCCTACTATTATTCTATCAGGTCACATTAAAGACAAAGTGGTAGATGATAAAGGTGAGATGGTTATGTCTGCAAACATAGACCTAACTGGTAAAATTAAATCTTTAATTTGTGCAAATGCGGATGCTATTGGATACATGTACAGAAAAGGTAATCAAACCATTTTGTCTTTCAAGACAAATGAAGAAGTTACTTGTGGTGCAAGACCAGAGCATTTACGTAACGAAGAAATAGTAATTTCTGAGATGATTGATGGTGTTCTAAAGACATCATGGGAAAAAGTTTTTGTTTAATAATTTAAAAAGTAAAGTAAAATGGCTTTAAGTACAGAAGATCTTGGTGGAGGAAGTAGTAGTCTACCAAAAACAATTAATCCGGGTAACAAGGTATTAAAAATTAATAGCCTTGAGTTAGAAGATTTCAAATTTATAGGTGGTGCATACCATTTGATTTTGCATGTAGAAACTGAACCTATTGATGGTTTTGAAGGTTTTGCAATTGATAAAGATAATCCTGAAAAGGGTCATTATGCAGGTCAGATTGGTAAAGTAAAAGCATCACAGTATGCATTTGCAGATGGTGAGACTAAATCTGGTATTAAAATTCAAAGAGATAGGTCAATCTTGATCTTTTTACAGAATTTCTGTAAAACTTTGGGTATCAATGAGTGGATGCAAGCTCAACATAATAAGCATGAAACTATTGAAGATTTCATTGCTGCATTTAATAAAACTGCACCATTTAAAGATAAATATCTAGAATTCTGTATTGCCGGTAAAGAATATGTTGGTAAAACAGGATATACTAATTATGATATGTGGTTGCCAAAAGCAGAAAATGGAAAGTATGCATTTGGTGAAGTAGAAGAAGGGAAAGTAATTAGATATGATGAAGAAAAACATCTTAAGAAATTAGATGTAAAACCTGTAGACAAGTTTGGTGATGATGAAGATGATTTTTCTACACCAAGCAAAAAGTCTTCAGACTTTA